TTACTAGAATCTTTTGCTTCTATGGTATAAGAGTTTGCATTAACAATAGTTGCTATTTCATACTCTTGATTAAGTATTGCAGCAGTTATATTTCCACCTAAACTTACAGCATCAGTAAAAGTAACAAAATCTCCTTGTACTGCACCATGTCCATTTTCAGTTACTGTTATAGTTGCATCACCATTTGATGCAGAAAAAGTTGCGTCACCTGCACTAGTTGTTAATCTTATAGGAGTAATATCATTAAAAATTGTACCTTCTTGCACATATAATTTTTTATGTGTTCCTAAAATATTATATTGTGCTTGATTTGCAGTTTTGTAAGAATGTATTTTTCTGCAAGTACCTATAAATGTATTACCAGAATTTTTTTCCCAACCACCTATTCTTTCAGGTCTACCTTTTCTAAATCTAACTTTGTCTGCATCAAACCAACCACCCTCATTAGAATAGTTTGTTCCTTCTTTATTTATGCCTGGTTTAAATACAAATTTAGAAAATGGCATTTTATACCTCTGTCCAGTCTTTACCTTGAAATAAAAGTGCCTCTGCTTCTCTGCGTCTTACTAAACCTTCTAATACTTTACCGCCTGCTTTATTCCAACGCTTAATTTGATTAGGTACTTCTTCCCAATCTTTTTCATTAATTTTTTTTAACATAGTGCTCGAATTTAAGTTTGTAGGTCCTAAATTATATGTCCATGCAACTAAAGCATCGAATTGATTTTGTTCTAGATCAACTTCTACTGCATCATTTACATATCCACCATACTCATGTAACTCTTCTTCAAGCCAAGCATCAGCTTGTTCTTGCGTACAAGTATCACCAGCTTGCACATTTTTAGTTCTACCATAAGCAATCGTTAAAACATCTACAGCATCATAGTATGCTTCTAACTTACAACCTTCAAATTTTTTAATTAATGATATACCTTCATTTGATATTTGCATTTTAGTCTCCTTTGTTTGAGTTAGATGCTCCAAAATAGAATGAAATAACCGCACTTGCTAATCCTCCTAAATATCCAAGAACTAAATTTATTAATGCTTCGCTATTTTGTTCTGGTGGTTGTAAGGTAACTAAAAATATATATCCTAAAAATCCACCTACAGTAGCAATACCCATAATTCTAGCTGTCCAATCTTTGCTAAACTTACCTCTAGCATCTTGTTTATCTTCAGTTTCTAGCTTAAATACATCCACATCTAATTCTTTCATGCGAATTTCAAAATCTTTTTCTGCTTGTTTTAACTGTAATAATTGTTCAGGACTAGCATTATTAATAGCAGATTCAATAGATTTCGCATCAGATTTACAACCTAACGTTTCACAAATTATTTTAGTAGCCATGCCTCCTAATGGACCACCAACAGCAGAACCTAAACTTGGTGCTATTGATCCAACTACATTTTTTAACATTCCTTTTAGCATAAGTTCTCCTAACTAAAATCTCCCATACATTCTATCCATAACTCTGTATTTATAAAATTTTTACAAATTTCATATCTATCACGCCATTGTGCAGGATCATAAGAATCACTCCATTCTTTTGTAGTCGTAGACATAGAACAACCTGTAAGAATTATGATTCCTAATATATATCGCATCATCCGTTTAATGGGTTATCGTCTTTGCTTTCTAACTTGCTTAAATCTTTTTCTAAACTTTGTAGATCAGCTTTAATAGTAGCAATATCTGTTTTTATTTCTGTAATATTAGGAACTTCAATATTATCTATTTCTTTTTCTAAAAACTGAACAGATGTTTCTATAGATGCAAAGCGTTCTTCTATAACTTTTTGGGCATTTTCAGTATCTGATATACCACCAACAGCAGCTTCAAGATTTTCTAATCTATTAACATACTCTGCTCCTTGATAGCCAAATCCAGCAAGTGTTCCAACTATACCAACAAGAGCAATTAATTGTGTTGTTTTATTTTCAAACCAATTCATTATTATCTCCACATATTAGGTTGTTCATCAATCATTTGACCTAATCCTTTTAAATTATCATTTACCAGTCCATAAAAAGCACTAGTATTATCATTTAGTGTAGCAGAAGTGTATATATCAGAGCTACTATACCAATCTTGAGAATCAGGAACTGTTACTTGCGTATAATTATTAAAAGCAGGTACATAACCAATTAATGCAATTAATTTAGATTCATCAGCATATTCACCAGTTTCTTGTTGTTGTTGCTCTATTTCTTCTTGTTGTGCTTCAATATTTGCAGCAATAATTTGATCTGCTATTTGATCTGCTTCTGATGCGGTCATTACACCTGACATAGCTGTATCTATTTCACCTTGCACACTTTGAACTTGTACGTCTGCTATTGCTATAGATGCTGAATTATCAAATGTTGGCAATGGTGTAATAGACATGGTGGTACCACCAACATTATCATTAGACATAGATAATACTTGATTGCTTTGTTGTGTAGCACTTGCAAACTGATCTGATGCACTAGGACTACTAGAAGTGCTTATACCACCACTAGATGCTGTCGTGCTTCCTGTGGCTACATTATTACTAGAAGTGTTATTAGATAAATTATTAGTTTGAGAACCACCAGAGGCTTGTGAATAGCTATTAGCTGCTGTTTGTACTCCTGCCCTAATTACATTAAGTGCTGTAACCATTAATTTATTTTTACCTGTAGGTTTGTCAGATTCAACTGCTGCAAATTCTTCTTCTATTTCTTCTATAGATTCTTCTCTAATTTCCTCTTCTCTCTCTGAAATTCTTTCTTCTTCCATTGCTACCTGCATTTCTTCTATCTCTTCAAAAACTTCTTCAACTGCTTCTTCTTCAAATATTTCTTCTATAAATTCTTCTTCAGGTTCATCTAATTCTGCTATTCTTTCTTCAGGTCTTTCTTCAAAATGTTCATTAATTTCTTCTTCAAACCACTCATCAAGTTCTTCTATAGAGTTAAATTCAATAAAAGTATTTGGTTCTGAATAATCTTCTACTAAAAATGTTTCTTGAAATACAAACTCATCTATTAATAATTCTTCTTCATGTGGTAAATCATTATGAGGTCTTAAAAAATCTTGAAATGGTAATGGTTCAGGATCAAAAAATATTATTAACTCATCTTCAAATGGCTCAATAAAAAAATCATCTTGTGTATTAAAATCATCAAAAGTTATAAAAACATCTTCTTCAAATGTTTCTATTATTATAAATTGTTCTTCAAAATTATTATCATGAAAATCATCTTGAAATATACCTGTAGCAAATTGTTCTTGCTCATCTTCAAAACCAAAATCAACATTGCTATCATCAAAGAAAGCTACTGATTCTTCTTGTCTATAACCTGCACAAAAAGGTGCATACTGTGGATCATCAGCACATTGTTGATCATCATATGCTTCCCAATAATTAGGGCATGATTCACTATAAAGCTGAGTTATATTACATTGCTGAGTTAATAAAGCATCTGCATAGCCACTACAACTACTATCATTAAGTGGATTACTACAATCAATACTATTGCCACTCCCTTCACCAAATAAAGAACCACCATTTTCAAGTGTTGTATTTATAGTTGTATTATTCCAGTTTTTATTTACACAATTAGATGAATTAGTAGTACCAGTATTACATTCATCATGATAATAATAGGTATAAGAATTATCTTTATTTGCACCTACTTCACCAATAAGCACATCATGATTAATTATGTCTAATTCTCTATATCGTATGTCAAACGAGTTGTTGTTCCAAAGTATTATTTCAAAGCTATTATCAGATGCACGATTGTATTCTCTCATGTTGTACCAACCAAAAATCATCTTGTCAGAGTCTCCATATGATTTCATACGAGAATTACTATCTCTTATTAAGTCAGTCCAAAATCCGTATATAGTATAGGTGTGCTGTCCGTTAATAGGGTCAGGAGTATAGTCATTGCAATAGCTACCACTATTACCAAAATTAAGGCATCCATTTGTAGACATTCTTGCCTGAGAAAATGTAGTGCCGTAAAAAGTAAAATTAAAGGAAAGATCAATAGCAGGACTAATACCATCATCAGAAACTTCGTATGCTAACTCACCATTAAAATTATTAGCATTGCCATGTAAATCATATAAAGACTGATTGCTCTCATATATATACTGACTATATAGATTAAATGATAATAGACTAATTAACCCGTAGCATAAAATTCTTTTTTGCATTGTCTATCCGATTTAGTTTTTCTTGTATAGGTTTTTTTTACTAACCCAACAACATCTTTATTAATACCTGATCTTTTAGGATTAAGTTCTTTAGTACATTGTTTTATAAATTCTTTTTCTTTATCTTTTGCATCAGGTCTTTTAGATTGATTATTAGCCCATTCTGTTGATGCTTCTTTACCAATTTTTCCTTGATAAGGACAAGGTGTGCCTGCCATTTCCATAGCTTTAAATACTCTTGCATCTTGGCATAACAAAGCAACTGATGCTACTTTCATGCCCATATCATAAAGATATTTAGATAATTTTAATCTTTCACAATTTTGATCAACTATAGTTTTACCACCTGATAAACCAAATACTTGTCCTTGAAAAGCACCAGATACACCAGTAGTACATAAGTCTTGTGAATAAGACATTATAGATGGTGCTATTGCAGATGCAGGAGGTGCTTCAGATTTTATTTCTTGTCGAATAGTTTGAGTGCTATTAGATTCATTAATATTTCTATTAGTATTATCTGAAACAGTATTGTTATTATTTTGATTTACATTATTAGTATTTACATTAGATTCAGATTCAGATTTATTAATATTAGTGTTAGTGTTTGTATTATTACTTGTACTATTATTTGTATTATTAACATTTTGATTTACTGTTGAATTTACAGTAGATGTTGAAGTAGAAGTATTAATATTATTATTAGTATTGTTTGAAGTTGATGATGCTGTAGAAGTATTAACATTTACATTATTATTAGTATTCGTATTTGTATTTGTATTTGTATTTGTTGCAGTTGAAGTTGTTGTATTTACATTAGTATTATTATTAGTATTAGTAGCTGTAGAAGTTGTTGTATTAGTATTAGTGTTAGTATTGGTGTTAGTATTAGTATTTGTAGTAGTAGTTGTATTTGTAGTATCTAAACTATTATTTTCACAATATTGAGTTCCATTAGTACAAGCTGTACCTGATTGTTGAGATGATTGTGCATTTGCTACTAAACTAAAACCAAAGATAATTGTAAACAACATACCAAATGTTGCCCATGTAATAATTTTATTATGTATTTTTTTTTCAGTTTTATTCATTAATTATATGTAATCCTAATTCAATTAATTTTTTTCTATTTTCTAAATGTTCTATTTCTACATCTTTTTTGCTTTGACCTGTGTAACGCACTGCTAAATATTTTTCAAT